GGTACGGCAGCGCCTCGATGGTGATCATTGTTTCGACGCCAAAAAGTGCGCTCAGGCGTTCCGAGCGCACTTCTCTGGTCCTTTTCTCATTGATGGCATTGTCATCGACCGCCATCAGCTTGTCGAATAAACTCATTGTGTTGCCTCCTTATTTTCTTTCGTCTATACGTCGATCGTATCGAGGAATTCGAAGTCCTCATACTCGAACGGATAGGATTCCTCTCCGAGCTTGCCGTTCTCGAAGTCTACCAGCGTGACTTCATCGAAGGTTACCCCGGTGAATTTGATGCGCTCCGCCTGGGCGTTGAGCGCATCCGGATCCGCCAGCTTCGAAATGATCGTGAAGTACGGCGTCTTGCCGTCCTTGATGTACTCAGCGAGCTTCGTCTTCATTTCGGACGTGACGTGGTTCAGCTTCAGGGTGCCCTTGTTCTCGATTCCCGTCACCTTTTTGCCCGGCGCGAGGCGGCCCACCATGGCTACGTCCGTCTTTTTGACGGATGTCTTTGCCTCCAGGCCCGTCGTCTGCGCCATATAGGCATCATCGACCCATACCTCTCCGTATGTGCCGTTGATTACGTTCGATGCATTATAGCTTTCCATTTCGTCGTGCTCCTTTCTACTACACCGTGATCGGCAGGACGATATCCTCGATCGCATCAAAGATGCTGATTGTTGCTGTCAGGAAGACCGTGCTCCCCGTCGCCGCTTCTCTCAGCTCCTGATCGGTCATCTCGGATGTATCGATGCCCTGCGTCTGCAGATAGCTTCTGTTGGCGTCGATGTCGATGTCGACATTCTTCACCTTGATCAGCTGCTGTCTCTCCAGATCCGCGAGGTAGTTTCCGACTGCTGCCAGCAGCAGGCACTTGTTATCGTAGCTATTGGTATAGCGGCCGATGTAGTGGTCTTCTGCCGTGCGCCGGATATCTGCCAGGATCATATCCATGATATCTACGACGTGGATCTTCCTGAACTGCGCGCCCATGGTGGGCGTCGTCGTCACGAACGAATTGACGCCGCGTGCGATCTTGACCTTCTCGCCGTCCCAGAATACAACGAGCTTTCCGGCATCGATGGCCGTGTCCAGCTCCGTGAGCGACAGCTTCGTGCATCCGTCGAGCTCCGGCAGCGCCTTGTAGGTCACCGATTCGTTGATCGGACAGGCTGCAATCAGACCGGCGATTCTCGAACAGTAGTCTTCCGTCGAGAACGTCGTTGATTCCTCTGTCATCGATGTGGTCGCGAAGTTGACCACGCCGATGGATGCGCCCGCGTAGTTTGGCAGGACCGCTTTGACGATCTTGCCTTCCGCTCTCTGGGCGACGATCCAGTCCGCGATATCCTTTTCTTTCTGTTTCGTCGCGACGGACGGAACAGCAATGTAATTCAAATCCTTGATGGTGTCGAAATACGTGAGCGCATCCGTGTACGCCGTCGCATTTGACGCCAGGACGTAGCAGATCAGTTTTGACGGACTCTTGCCGTCGCATCCGAGCATGGCCAGCCGGGCCTGTGCTTTGCCGGTAGTGTCCAGACCACACGTGGCGATCTCGTCCAGACGCGTGATGGTGACCACCGGACCGGCCGACGGGACCGTTCCCAACAGGATCAGGCCCACCACGGCGCGTTCCGCTCTGGAGATGAACGACTTTGCCGCTTCAGTAAAGCTGATTGAAATACTTGGCATTCCCATTGTTATGATTCCTCCAATTCGTAATTACCTTTGAAGACCAGCTCTTCCATGAGCTCGCCTTCGTCCTTTTTAACGGGTTCTTTGAAATCATAGAACTGTAGTGTGAAGCTCAGCTCCATGATATTGTTTTCGCGGCCGATATAGTCGACGCCGCATTCGCTTACCGTGAGATATCTGTCCCTGACTTTGAGGATCAGGTTCCCTTTCGGGTTCCGCTTCGAATCGATGCAGACCAGCAGCCCTAACAGTTCTTCAACCTTGGCGTACTGGTCCGCGTCTGCATCCTTCGCGGTCGGGTCCGTCTGGAAATAGACGATGTTGCAGGTGTAGTTCTTTGAGACTATATTGATGGTCTCGTCTTTGACCTGTACGAGCCTGACATCTACGAAAAAGGCAGGCAGGAGCATTCCTTCCTTCACCTGCCTGGAATAGTATGCATACTTGGTCCCGTACTTCCCTCTCAGGAGCGCAATCAGTGCTTCCTTGATGTCCCGGCCCTTGATGCTTTCCTGTTTCATAGATTGTTCTCCTCCAAAATAGTGTCGACCAGCTCCATCACATCTTCTTCCAGATGGTCTTCGAAGTCCGGCAGTTTCGCATCTACCAGATGCTTACCCGAAACGAATCCGAGCGTCTGGCCGCCATCCTTGTACCGGATCACTTTCCGGCGGCTCTTCCAGTTCGGACGTTTCAGCTCATAGCCGAACTCCTGCAGGTGCCATGCATGGCCCTGGTTTCCCTTTGCCTCCGGCATGAACTCCATCTGCAGCACGTCTCCGATCATCTTGATCGGAGACATTTTGAATCCGGATGTGATATGCGCTGTTGATGTGTAAGTGTTCGCCGCTTCATCCTTCAGTTCATCCATAAAAACCTTTGTGATTTTTCGCATTCCCTTCCGGAACTCTTTCGGCGCCAGATCCGCCGCCCGCTCGATGTCTCTGGCGAGCTCATCCAGCCCGGTGATCTCTACCTTGACATTGTTGGACATGGCCTGCCTCCTATGATCTCTCCGCAGGAACGTCTGATACTTTCTTTCTCGGACGCTCGATCGCATGGATCTCGTATTCCTGATCGTCTTCGTCGATGTTGATCGCCGTTTCGATCTCGAGGATCCGACCGCGGTAGAGGATCTGCATCTCCGGCGATACCTCTTCGCCATCCACGAGGAAGTATCGGCAGTTGATTACGAATGCTTTCTCCGGGCGCAGCTTCTGGGCCTCGTAGTATTCACCGCCACGGGCGGCTCTTACCGATGCCCAGATCGTTTTGACGTCCTGCGGGACCGGATGATCTCCGAGTGCGTCCGACTGCTGGACGATTTTCTGGAATGTGATCCGCTTGTTGAATTTCCCCGTGTTGTGCATGATGACTACTCCTGCAGCTCAATCGCTGCGATCAGTTCTTCTTTCGTCGCCTTCTTGCTGACCTTGATCCCCTTCTCTTCGCAGATCTTTACCAGGTCATCCCTGCGCAGCCTGTGGAGATTGGTTTCCGGTTTCTCCGACTCCGGTTCCGGTTCCGGCTTCGGCTCCGGCTCCGGTTCCGGTTCCGGCTTCGGTTCCGGCTCCGGTTCCGGCGCTTCCGTGATGAATCCTTCGTCGATGAGCGCCCGCGTCACCGGGTTGTCCGGAAGATCACAGATCTCATTCTTTCTCATGGCGTACTGACCGCCGAACGATACGTTTGCTTTAACTCTCATCGTGTGCCTCCTTGTTTTTGAATTCCGACGATATGGCGATCTGGTTCAATATGATCTGCGCGCCGATCGTCAGCGGCAGCTCATGGATGTTCTCCGTCGTGATGCTGCCCCGGTGATCGAACCAGTCCTGCGCGATCATCTTGACCACATGCACGTAGAGCGGCTGATCTTCTTTGAACGCCTTCCCGGTCTCGACCTCTGCTTTCTGAACGGCGGCCTCGAGTATTGAGGCCGCCACAGTTTCATCGTCTTCGACCTTGGCGTAATCATAGAAAGCCTGTTTGAATTCTGTGCTTACTGCCATAGTCTATCCTTCCTGTCCCTTGATTAGGACTCGTCTGCGCTGGATCCGCCCTTCTTGATGATCAGGAATCCATACGGATCCAGAACCTTGCCGTCAACGATCATGATGGCCTTGGTCTTCTCTTTGTTGTTGTCATTGTCGGTCCACTTCACGACCTTCATCTGCAGGTTGGTGTTGACCGCATAGCAGTTCAGGTCACCGAACACGGCGACGACATCGCCTTCGCTGGCGGAATCATACGGCTTGATCACGTCGTCTTCCACGGTCTCGACGGTCTTGCCGGCGAATCTGTAGACTTCGCCGCCGTCGATGCCGTAGTTCACGCGGCCGATCGGCTGCCCGGTGGTATCCGTCATGCCGTCGATGTATCCGTCGAAGGTTCCCTGCGCCATGAAGAACTCGCCCTTGCGGTACGCCTTCTTCATCTTCGCGAAGACCTTTTTCTTCCAGGAGGACCAGGAGGCGAAGTCTTCCGCGCTCAGTGTGATGGTGTTGCCTGCCGGGATCCGCGTTTCGTTGAGGATGCCTTTCATCTGGCCGGATCCGGAGCCGTTGAACGTGCCCTTCTCCAGCGCCGCGATCATGGCTTCCGCCGCCAGCACCGGGAACATGTCCTCAAATTCTTTCAGGGATACGACGCTGGACAGCAGGCTCTGCGCGATCTTGCACTCCAGCCCGTAGTAGCTGAATGTCACCTTGTACTGTGCCTTGACCTGCTGGTCATATGACGGGCTGCTTTCGCCGATCCAGCTGGCCGCCGGCACCAGGTCGATGATCGGGAACTCGACGCCGCCCTGGACGTTCAGTTTCCTCACCTTGTTCCAGATGTTGCCGCGGTCCTTCATCTCTCTGATCATCTCGTGCATCAGAGTGGTCGGGATCACCGCGCCCGTGTATGTCGTGACAGTCGTCTCATGCGTCGGATCCGTGTTGCGGAATCTGTCCGGGATGGCCTCACCACGGGTGACGTAGTTCATGAACGCCTGGCGGTATTCCGCACTATCGAAGATATCCACCGGCTCTACCGGTGTTTCCTGGCCGGCATCCCTTGACAGGTCGATGACGCCCTCCATGCGCGGCTGTACGCCGTTCAGCGCTTCCAGATCCGCGTTTGCCTGGCACCTTGCCTCCCATTCCGCGTCAAGCGCCTGGATCTGGCCTTTCACCTCATCGAAGGCTGCCTGATCGAAGGCATCCGCTCCGTTGATCTCTCTGAGTTTGTTCAGCAGTTCGTTTCTTTTTGCGAGATACTGTTCGAAATTCATTTTCTTCCCTCCATTTCGATAATATCAATCTCTCTTTCGCGCTGTGCGCGAGCTTCGGTTGTATCCTCATCGTCCAGCTTTCCCTGTGCGAACTGCGGCGGGATCTCCCTGGCGTAATGAGCTATAAAATCACTTTTGGCCATTGCCACAGCCTGCACGGTCTCTACCTCGATCCGGTCGAAGTATTTGACCGCTTCATCGGAGATCATCCATGTTTCGGCATTGACCATCTCCTCGATCTCCGCTTCATCGGCGTCTTTCGCCTTGTTTTCTCTATATACCTGCATGATGGCCCGCTGGATCTCATCCAGGTCATCGGCCATGTGGCGAAAATCATCCGCATTGTAGGCGCCCCACAGGCAATACGCCGGCTTGTGGATCATGATGGCGGAGCCCGTCCGCATGATGATTCGGTCGCCTGCCAGCGCTATGACGGAGGCGATGGACGCCGCCTGCCCGTCGATGTAGGTCACGACTTCGCCCTCGTAGTTCTTCAGCAGGTTATAAATGGCCATCCCGGCGAATACGGATCCGCCTCCGGAATTGATGTGCATGTTGATACGCTTTCCGGCTGCTTTCTGAATGAAATCCTTGATCGCTGTCGGATAGGTGTCCTCTCTCGTCCATGCGCCCCACCAGCTTGATACAATGTCCCCGTAGATATACAGGTCAATCTGGTCGTCGGTCTCATTCCGCGGCGTCAGCAGCTGCGTTAGATTGTCCCGGGCGTTCACCGGTTCCGCCATGTTCACCGGGATCGGGCAATTTCTTGGCTTCATCTGTTGTTCTCCCTTCTATCAGTCTGTTGATGGTTTTTATGATCTCCTTGTCCGTCTCAGGGTCTTTGCCGTTGATCCTGTTGGCAAGGTTCTTGATCTGGTTCACGACCGCCGTATCCAGGCGCCGAATCGGAACGTCGCCGCCCTCGACCGGGCCGAATCCCATGGTATATCTCCATTCGTTCGGCGTGAGCGCCCCGCGGTCTACCATGTCCGCCAGCGCCAGTTTGTCTTTGAGGGACGCCATCTGCAGGTTGTACGCCTCAAAAAGAATATAGTTCCCGAAGGCTCTCTGCCGCTGGGAGAAGATCTTCCGGGTGTACTCATCTGACATCTGCTTGACGTCCGGTTCCACCTGCTGTTCGAAGTAGCTGTTCCAGACGTCGCCGTCTTCCTTGCTCTGTACGATCTCTTCGTTCGTGTTGAAGAACTCGAGGATCCGTTCCTTCTGGCGGTCCTGCTGCGCCGCATTCGGCACGTAGTTCTTCGGCTCCACCTGCTTCAGTTCCGCCTTTGTGTCCGTCGCTGCCACGCCGATTCCGGTACTTGACTCAATGCTCAGGTAGTCCGCCGCGAAATCTTCCGCGTACTGCTTGATGTCTTCTTTCCGGAATCCTCCGTTCAGCTTCAGGATCCACCGGATGATGGCGGAACTCTTGATCGCTTCGATGATGCCCTTGTCCATGACGGTCACGGATTCCATGAGCGGCACCAGGCTTTCGGCGATGTTGTCGCCCATGATGTCGTGGCGGAAGAAATCTCCGCGAAGATGGATCAGGTCCCGATACCGGAACTGGTACACCTTGCCGTTCCCGAAATAGAACTTGATGACCAGCTCTGCATCTTCTGTCCAGTCCGCAATGGCTCCCGTCGCCGGCAGCGGATACAGCTGCCGCGGGATCCCGTTCTCATCCCGGACGATCAGAATGAACGCATTTCCGTTCAGTTTCAGCTGCCAGGCGACCTTTTCGGTCAGCATCTGGAACGTCATGTATGGATTCGGCTCCTGCAGCATGATCCTCATGTACATGCTGGGATTGACCTTGATGGTCTTGTTGCCGTCCTCGTCCTCCGTTTCGAGCACGTGTTTCGCGACGGTCTTTCCCATCGCCCGGACGTATGGCCTGATGCAGGCTCTCACGATGTCCGACTTGTAGATCTTGCCGTCATAGGCGAAAAAACTGTCGTTCGCGACGGTGATCATCTTATAAACTTCTCCGGCATTCGCATCGCCATGGAACGCCTTTCTGATTCTTTCCAGCAGGCTCATGTGACCTCCCCTAAATTACGCTCAGATATTCCGCTTCTTTGTTGTGATAGACTGTGTAGCAGTCCAGCAGGGCCGCCGTTCCGTCTATCCGCTTCAGGCGGCTTTTCCCTTTGTGCGGCTGTATATTCCCGTTCCTGTCGATGTCTACCGACGTGTTCGCCAGGCACCACTTATCCACAGGATTGTTGTTGTATATGATTTTTTTGTCCTGAAATTCCGCTTTCAGTTCATGCATTGGCACGGACAGCGTTTTCTTGCCTTGGATCACTGGGATCATACAGTCTTTGCCGAAATAATTGGCCATATCCTCGACCCAGTATTCCGCTGCCCAGCTGTCGTACCCGATGTAATACGGGTAGATGTCCAGGTCGTCCCGGACATGCAAAAACCACTTTGTGATATACTTCGGGTGTATCTTCTTCCCTGGGATCGCCTCGACATAGCCCTTCTCGACCCATACGTCATACGGAATATGATCTTCCCTGACGCGCTTCTCTATCAGATCCTCCGGGATCCAATACTTGCTCAGCACGTAGATATTCGGATCCTCCGGGACCCGGAAGATCATCTTTGCCGCCGTCAGGTCCGTGGTGGCCGACAAGTCGACGCCGCCGATACCGTACCGCGGCTTCAAGTCCGCCACTTCGAAGCGCTCTTCGTTGTTCAGTTCCTCGAAGGTCAGCCAGCTTTCCGTGGTTGTCTCCCGGATGCAGAAATCCTTACAGAGAAGGTTCTTCACCAGCAGCGTGTCTGTCTGGGCCTTCCTGACCTTATCCTCCAGCGTCTTCCGGTTCTTGATCGTTCCGAGGCCGGGGTTCGCCTTCATCCAGCACGTTTCGTCCGTCCACTCTTTTCTGTTGTCCAGTTCATAGATCACCGGCAGGAACGTGTCGTCCTTATATCCGTCCGGATCCTCAAAGCCGTTGATCAGGCTCTCCGCCTGGGCGTACAGGATGTCATAGATGCTTTCCCGGACAGTTCCCGCGGTTGTAGTTATAAACGTCAACGGCTGCTCTCTAGCCGCTTCACCGTCGACGATGACATCGTACAGGTCCTTCGTCTTCCAGGCGTGGATCTCATCCAGCATCGCCCCGTGGACGTTCAGGCCGTCCAATGTGTCTGAATCGGCTCCCAGCGGCTTGAACGTGGACTCATTGAACCCTGCTCGCATCTCTGCCACCAGCGGCTTGATGCGCTTCTTCAGCGACGGCGATTTCCGGACCATCTTGACCGCTTCGTTCCAGATGATCTTTGCCTGGTCTTTCTTTGTGGCCGCTGCATATACCTCGGATCCGGCTTCGCCGTCTCCGATCATCAGATACAGGCCGATTGCGGACGCCAGCGTCGACTTTCCATTTTTCCGTCCGACCACCAGCATGACCTGCCGGTACTTCCGGAGTCGTGTCTTTCTGTCCACGATTCCGAAGGTGCAGGCCACCAGTGCCCGTTCCCACGGTTCCAGCTTCAGCGGCTTTCCGCCAGCCTTGCCTTTGCTCTGTTTGCAGTAGTTTTCGATGAAGATCAGTGCCCGGTTCGCCCGGTCCTGGTCGTACTCGTACTTTTTGCTTTTCTCTATGATCCTGATCTGCTCTCTGTAGACCAGATAAACTTTGCGGGATACTGTCACCTTGCCTTTCCTGATCAGGTTCCAGTAGTAGTGAACAGGATCATCCCACTTCTTTCGAGCCATTACCTGCCTTTGTTGCCGAACAGCTCGTCGAATCCATCGTCTTCGCTCGCGCCCTCCCGCAGCTGCGTCATGAGCTTGACCAACGTCACCGCCGTCTGGTTTGCTGCGGTCGATGTCTTGTTATATTCAGCGACCGCTGGATTCACATACAGGTTGTCCCGGTCCTTGACGTATGCCTTCTTGACCATCAGCTCCCCGTCTTCGATCTGTTCCTTGAGCTGTTCGAGGATGTTTACCTGCATGACGTACCTGTTGAACGTCGTGTCGAAGATCAGATCGTCCGCGATGCCCAGCTCTGTCGCCTTGTCCGCGAATTCCCGGATCCTGCGCTGCAAATCCTCGCCTTTGGCCCTTTTTTCACGCTCTTTTTTGCTGATTCCCGCCATTTTTCGCTCCTCATTCTCCAGCAATGCCCACAGAATGCGATGGTCATGCGCGCCGATCTGGCATGTATGAAAACCGCCTGCGTAAATTTGTATATTTATTCAAAAACCCTCGTCACCCCCGGACAAAAAACTCGCGCGCGACCGATATGTTACTCGAAAGTGTGGCATTCGGTCGGTGGCTGGCGAATTTTTTTCGCCGACCGGGGGGGTCATGCGCCGGCGACATCTGCCTCATCATCGACGCATCTGAGCATACCCTCACTGTCGAAATACATTCCTTCTCGCAACGGACTGTCGACCTTGTGCTCGGCATCGTGGCACGCTTCGCACAGCGCTTCGAGATTGTCATATCCCACGGTCATGTCAGGATCATTGATCAGCTGTTCCGTCAGGTACTTCTTGTGGTGCACCATCGTCGCCCTGCCTCCGCATCTCTCGCAGATAAAGTTATGCGATACGAGATATGCATAGCGCGTCTTCTGCCATGCCGATGACTTATAGAACTTCTCTGCCCACGGTTTCATTGTCCGCCTCCTGGATTCCGTAAGCAAAGGACCGGACTTGTGTCCGGCCCCTGCCTTGGTATTTGTATGAGGAGTGTAAATTGAGCGTACGCACTTTTTACGCCTACATCATAGCACTGGAAATATATTACTGTCTATTAGCCTTTGTCCCTTGGCTCAGCCAGAACTCGTTCAGGATCTGGCTCACTCTGCCCTGGCTGTAGTACATCTCCTCGCCGATCTTCTCCTGGCTCATCCCGGTGATATAGTACATCCGCAGGATCGTCCTGAGCTCACTGTTCTCGACGGACTCGATGAACTTCTCTGCCCTGACCAGCTGCTTCGCCAGCTTCCGCCGGTACGCCTGCAGCTGCTTCTTCAGGATCCGGATCTCTTCATCGCCGCCGTCCTCTTCCGCTTTCGTCTTCGGGATCCCTCGGCCGGTCCGGTAGTCTTTATAGAACACCACAACAACAGTCGACTTCGGATGTCTCATCGCCGACTCGATCGATGCTATTTCTTTCGGGAGCGATCTGCACTGCTCCATCTCTTTCTTCGTCATGCGTCACCCTCCCCGATTCTCTTCGCCGGCTTCCATCGATGACACGTATTCAGGCTCGTATTCTCCCGGTCTGCCCTTGCGGTAGTCCGTGATCGGGCCCGCAGCTTTCATGATGCAGAAGACGCACTGCTCCTCTGTGATCATGTGCTCATATCTCTCGATGGAGTCCAGATCTATCGTACACTCCGCTTCCGGCTGCGGATCGTTGATCTCTCTCAGGTACTCCGCCTTTGTGATCTGCTTCTTCCTGGGCTGCGGGATGATCAGGTTCCGGCTGTGTGTGTATCTCTGCTTCTGGATGGCGTCCGGCATCCGGAAGGTTTCCTCGGTCTCTTTCGTCATGTAGTCCGCCAGGCCGCTGTACTCTCCATCCGTGTCCAGCGGATGGAAACTGACGTGCCCCCATGTCCAGCATGCTTCGATGACCTTCCGGTCTACCCTGCTGCATACCATGTGCAGGTGCGGTCTCTTGCCCTTGTGCTCGATCGCCGCTACCCACTTCCATTCGAATCCGGTTGTCTTCGCCGTGGATCTCCCGCGCATCCGGCGCAGGAACTTCTGCATCCGGTCTTTCACTTCTTCCAGTGTCGGATCGTCTGCATTCGTCAGTACAATGTGATAGTCTCCATTCCTGAAGTTTGCGTTCAGGATAGCCGTCAGTTTGATCACCGCATTCCGGAGATTTGTTTTCTTCACCGACTCCGGTGTCTTATTCACTTTCTGCTTTCTTTTCTGGCCCGGTTTTCTCTCGCCGGTTGAAGGGAACACCGATTTGAGAATGGTGCAGCCCGCCACGATAGTCTGCTTAATGTACTTCATGATCCTGATACCGTTCTAAGTTTAATGAGCTTATCAAGCTCTGAAGGGACGCTCTCAGTCCCTTCGCGCTTCCTTCCTTATATATAGGCGGCCCGGGACTCCCCTCGGTACCGCCTATGGATCACGATGTCCCGGATTCCCCTGGGTCCATCAGAACCTTGCTACTTGAATATCGCAATCCATGCAAGAAGAACGACAACTATAACCTCATACCATTCACTCATGCTCCACCATCCTCATAATATTCCTCATAGTGAATACAGGCGATTCCTATGTCCTTTTCTACTTCATATTCTGCTTGGCAATTACAATAATTCGTTCCTCTATCATCGTTGTTTGCACACGTTGGGCAGTATGCTTTTAGCCATTCTGTTTGCAACTCTTGCCTTGTCATTCTGTATCACCATTCTCTCTGTACGGCTCCGGCAGGGGCATCCATGCAATGGGCACACTTCCTTTATGGAAAGCGTTTATCTGGTCTAACATATAGCCACTCAACATTCCGTTTTGAAAGCGCAAATGCTTTACAAATCTCTCTCCGTCTGGTGATTCAAATGTCACATAGACTTCATCTGATATTGTCGTTCCAAATTTTTCTGTGCCAATCCATTCTCTTTCCTCTGGCATCCTCTCACTGCATGGAATCCACTTCGACTGTGTCTTTAGTGCTTCGATTGCCATGTTCATGGCTTCTATGTCTTTTAACTCATTTTCAATCGCATTTGTGTTTTGTACCATTCCTGCATAAAATTTTGCGGCGGCTTTATTTTGTTTTAATCTTTCTATTGCTTCTTCTCTGGTCATTTACTCGCCCTCCTCTCTGAGCACTCTTACTCCGCAATGTTCGCAGCTTTGCCGCAGATCTCGCAGCGCCCCGGCCTTGGTGTGAATGTCATCACAGTTCCTCCATGAATTGTTTCACAATCATCCGCAGCGCGCCGTTCATCTTATCCGCTGTTTCCTGATCCGCTTCAATGATGATCAGCTCCCCGCACTTCTCAAAGATATCCTGCAGCTGATCCGTGAGCACTTTGAACTGAATCACGGTGCCCCTGGCCGCTCGCTCGAACCTTCGTTCCGTTTCCGTCAGCTTCTCCCGCAGTTCGTCGTTCTCGCCGGTGATCTGCTCCATCCGGCCAGCTGCTTCCGCGTTGACCTGCTCAATGATGCCCTGCCGCTCTTTCTCGATGGCTGCGTCGATCTCTTTCTGCCGGTCGTCCTTTTCCTTTTTCAGTTTTTTCTTTGCCTTTTCATATTTCTCATTTAACTTTTCGAGTTTTTCGGAATCGATGGTTGCGGATGCGAGCTGCCCCTGCAGCTTCTGTACTTCCGCTTCAGCCTCGGACAGTCTCCCGTCGATCTCCGATCTATCCCTTGCGACCTCCGCGACTTCTTCTTCCAGCGTGGCCTTTTCTTCCTTCAGCTTCCGGATCTCATCCTCCAGTGCTTTGTTCGTCATGTCTTCGATCGGGTGCTCCTCGATGAACTTTTCCCGGTCCTCTTCCGGCAGCTTGAGAAGGCTCAAAGCGTTGGAAATACTGAAATTCCGCGACATCGCGGTATTTGCCAGAACGCTGTCCGGATCCCCGTATTCCTTCGCCAGTCTCATGAATTTCTGCGCGGTATCCTGGCTATAATTCAGATTTTGCTGGCACCAGTCGCCGAATCCGCCGTGGCCGACCTTCTCTTTTGCCTCCTGCAAACGCTGGCCGATCTGGATCCCGTTCTCCAGGACGATCCGCGCCGTGTTCTGCTCGATGATCTTGATCTCTCCGATGATCACCGGCAGCGTCCGCTCCTGGACGATCTCATATTCCACTTCAACGATATTGCTCATGCGTGTGCTCCTTCCTGATAGAATGCATTCACTTTGTCCATGAATGCGTCGATGAATGCCATGACTTCCTTCGTCGGCAGTTTGTGCTGCTGGCCGTAGCTCTCCCGGAATGATGCGACTCCGTTCCGGATGGTGTAGGTCGCTGTGAAGAACGGCTTCTCCGGCTCTTTCTTCTTCCGGATGAAATATGTGAGCATGCTCCCGTCAGCCTGGCCGGTTCTATAGACCGGGTTCCAGCCGACGCAGTGATGCAGCGCTGCTCCTTCGTTCATGAATTCTTCTACGCTCTCCGGGATGATGGCTTTCAGCGGGCCGGCCGGCTGCGGGATCTTCTTGTACTCCTCCGCACGTTCCTTGATGTCGGCGTTCTTCCGCTTTTCCTTGATGCCTGTGATCTGCGCCTCCAGTCGGTCGTGCGCTTCTTTGATGTTCTTTGGGAATCGGAAATAGGATTGATCCAGATCGATGTCGTCGATCTGTGCCTGGTTCATGTACCTCACTGCGTCGATATAGTCGATGTACCAGTCCGCCGCCGTCGTGAAGCCTACCTCGTTCAGTTCTATCTGCTTCGCGAAATAGTTGATGCATTTCGTGCTGGTCATCAGGTTGTACAGTGATCTGAGCCGGTGCGAGATGTCTCCGCCGCCGAATGTGCTCATGGCCTCCAGCTGCTTCGGGCTGTACGTTCCTTTGTCCTCGAATACTTCCTTGAATGCCTTGATCGTCGCTACCATGCTCCAGCCGTAGCCGTTCGCCCGGAATTCATTGATGTAGTTCTGGTCGATGCCCGTCAGCTCCTCGAAGGATCCGGCCAGCTTCCATTCGGATCTTGCGCCTTCGAGCAGACCGAGCAGGCCTGCCTTTGTGATCCTCCGGATCAGTTCCATGTTCAGGCTGTCCGTCAAGGCGAAGACGCTCGCCTTCTTCCCGGCCAGCCGCAGCGCGTCCTTTTGCAGCGCCGGTTCGCTTTCCAGCGCCTCTTCCAGATTGCCCGGATATAGGATGTAGTTGCCGTCGAGTGAGAATTTCGCGAACTTGAATCCGCTCCACGATGTGAGTGGATCGTATAGATCCTTCTTCTCTTCGGCTCCGCGATAGCAGATCTGCCTGCTTCGGTAGTCGAGGAGCTGCTTTCCTTCTTTGCTGAATCCCCGCTTCAGGTCGCCGGCGACCAGTGCGAAGCCTCCCGGCACCGCTGTGAAATATGCGATGCTTTCCTTGTCCTTCCTGGCCGTGATGTATCTTTCCTCATATACGACCGTCTCCCGGCCGCACTTCGGGCAGATCCATGTTCCTTTGTGCCGGATCCCTGTCACCTGCCGGCGGCATCCGCAGGACAGGCACCGGATCGGGTTCTTCTTTTTCTTATTCTTCGGACTCATCATCGAGACGGCCGGCAGCGCTTCTTTCAGCAGCCATTCGTGGAACCGCTTCATCTCCGGCGCCGGCAGCTTGGAATCCTTCAGCATCTTATAGATCCGGTCGCCCTTTCGCCGCTCGTAGTTGTCTCGTTTTGCACTGTTGATGTAGTAGGTGTATTTCCATAGGTAGTTATCCAGGGACTCGTTCGAATATGGCTTTCTCCCGATGATCTCCTGCACTTCTTCCGGGATCTCTTGCGATTCCGTGATGTATGTTTCATTCGGGCCGAATCCCCACCCCGGGCCGCTGGCATTCTGCCGCTGGTTCCACGTGCCGCTTTCGACGTCGTAGTTCTGCCAGTTGGATCCATCCGCGAAGAATCTCCGGATCAGCTGCTTCTCGCTGTCGTAGATATCCGCTACGACGATACCTTCCACGGCTTGCACTGCCACGGGCCTTTCTACTTCAGACCCGAATCTCGTGGGTTGTATTTCCACGTCCGGGCATGGCTGCGGCGGGATCTGCAGGAGTTTCTTTTTGATCAGCATCCCGATCACCCCCTACAGCATGTCGAGGACGTTGACGCGCCCGGTCGGCGCTTTCTTCCGTTCCAGCTCGAAATAGTCGCAGATCATCTCTGCCGCTTCGTCCGGCATGATCACAGCCTGCTTTCCTTGCTTGTGCTCGTCGGCGAACTTGTCGAAGATCTTCTTCAGATCCTTCAGCGATTTGCCTTCCTGGCCGATGGTGCCTGCGCTGCGCCGTTCATCCATCAGCTCGATGGTCTGATTGGCCATCATCTGCAAAAACCGGTCTCCGCCGGCTTCCTTTCTCAATACGTCTTTCTCAATTTCAAACATCCTCATACCTTCTTTCTGTTACTTCAGGCGGCCCCTCATGATGGCTGCCCTGTTCTCCAGCGTCATCGCTTCGTTGCTTCTGCCCCGGCTCCATGCCTGGCGGGCCTGCTCCTCCACCTGCTCGATCTGGTCCCGCAGCCTGTCCTCTGCTTTGCTTTGGTTCCTGATCGGTGCCGCAGGATCGTTCTTTTCGGCTTTTCGCTGTTCATGATGCTCCCGGGCGTTCCTCTGGCGGTTCCGCTCGATCCGCGCCTGCAAAATCTGGTAGTCCGGATCATCCAGGATACAGATTGCTCTTTCGCATCCCGTCATCCATATGCCGTCCATAAACTGGCACAGCGTGTCCCGTTTCGGGCAGAACAGGAACGATCCGTATTTGTCCAGCCACTCCTGCCGGCTCATTCCGGCAGCTGCGGCAGGTAGTTCTTTCCGATCATGGTCATCCATAGTTTTCTCGCTTCCTTTCTGTCCACACCCAGTCTCATCAGCCTTTGCTCGTACAGGTGCTGGTAGTACATCTTCCATTTCAGGTTCTCGATCCGCGCCCAGTCGTCCGCATTTGCGTGGAGCCGTTCGTGGATCTCGCGGCAGACATCGACCTGGAACCCGTGGTCTATTGACGTCTGCCGGTTTGGGCCGCCAAAAATTTCATGGCGTTCCGCCCCGAGCTGGCCTGTATACCAGCAGCGCCGGTTCGGCTTGTCTTTCCATCCGTTTTGTTTCTTTCTTGGCTTGTCTGGCTTAGGCTTAGGAAAAGGGCAGGACTGATAATACTTTTCCAGATTGGACTTGTTATCACTTTTCAATGGACCCCCCCTGCCGGACGGTCTTGCTCCGCTCGATATTGATCTTGTCTTTGCTTCTGGATATCTTCAGATTGGTCCCGTCGACGCGCATGGCGCATGATGAGATGAGATTTTCTGCAATGCGGTCGGCCACCGTGTTGATGGCCTCGAACACTTCCGGCCGGACCGGATCCCAGCCGTTATCAGGTGCCAGTTCTCCGATCAGCACGTCCAGCTGCTCCCGGACGTGTTTCTTTTTTCTCTCCAGCTCGCCGCCCGGGCAGTTGCATTCAAGGGCGACCCTTGCGTCTGCGTCTTCGGCGCTTGCTGCGGTTACAATCTGCGTCTGGCCGCAGTATTTGCATGTTCCTGTATAGCTTTCCATATTTCGAATATTTCCTCCTCATGTCTTCTATAACGACCTCCGGCGGCGGGCACATGCGGCCGGTCAGGTGCCGTTCGATCCTTCTGGCGTTCTCCCGCTGCTGGTCTTCCCATTCGTCCACCATCCACTGGTATCGGTATCCGGTCACTGGTATGCCGGCACCACGCTGTTGTATATCATGGCGCCCATGATCATCATCGCAGCGACGAATACCGTGAACAGGATCATGGACGGCACCGGCCTGTCCAGGACTTCGGCAGCACGCAGTGCCTTGTCGGCGATGCTGCCTTTTCTGATTCTTGTCTTTTTCATGGTGTTCCTCCTTCTCACAGGCTCGCGATTACATCCTTAGCGATGGCCTTCCCGGAATCCCCGGTGATGGTCACGCCCTTTGTGAATCCGTTCTGGAATTTGATTACTGCATATTCCTCATAGCTGAATCCGTCGTTTTCTTCGACTTTTTCGTATGTGATCGACTCGATATCTTCTCCCGCCCTGGTGTACCGCAGGAATTCCGCCAGCTTCCGGCAGACCAAATCTTTGTTGTCGACCATTTCTTTGTGGAACTGATCCTCATATTCTGCCGACAGATCCGGTAGGGCGATCTCTCCGGTCTCTGCCGGATCCACCAGCTTCGTGATCTCTTCGAGATCGTCCCGGATCAGGACGACGTCGAAATCATATTTCCGAAGCCTGCCTTCGATTTCTTTGTAGTGCGCTTCGAAGAATTCTGTCCATGATGCCGCTTCTTTCCTGGCGGCGATCCTTGTTTCCAGAAGTTCGTTCATCTGGGCCTGCTGCGCCCCCCTGGCATGCTCGACGAGCTCCATCAGTTTGCCCGTTTTCGCCCTCGTCAGGATCCCCAGGTCATTGATCCGCCTGATCAGGACCGCGAACAGGATGATCCCCGCGATGGCCAGCGCCGCCCACAGCGCTATCACTACTACAATAAAATATGTGCTCATTTCTTACCTCCTCATGTTATAATGGTGTTGTTTTATCCGATGAGCGCCGGCACCGCACCTGCGGCAATGGCGTTCTTCGCTTTTATTTGATATCTTCGAATCTGCTGGCCCGGGTGAACCGGTCCCGGATGTATTGCCCGGCAATGCCATCCCGGAACATCGTGTCACTTGTGGACATGCACCAGCTGCGTCCATCCCATTCCTCGAATATGCTCCTGATCTTGACGTCCGGTTCGTCGACGTTGCCCACGTCGTACATGTTGCCGTACAGGCAACGGAACATCGGGCATCCCTGGAACTTCTTGATGGTCTCCAGTGCCTTCCAGCGGTCGATCAGCATCGGCGTGTGGACCGCATAGTTCTTTGTCGGCAGTCCTTCGCTGATCAGGATCCTCCTGGTATCGCGCAGCAGGTTCGAATAGCTGCTGCGGATCCCGTCGCCGTTCCTGTCTTCTATCTCGAGGATCCGGTCCGCCATGGTGCCGTTGTACCAGTTCCAGACCGTCGCCGGCGCGGGCTCCATGATGAAGAAATCATCATTGAACAGCCAGAAATTCTTCGTGATCTCCTCATTCCGGCAGGCCATCTCCAGCATCGCCGTCGTCTTGTACCACTTCGGGCCGAGGATCTCTGTCTGGTCCACATAACAGTAGTGGTCCGGTTCGATGCCGTCCGGACAGCCGCCATAGAACCATACGGATCTGTGCGGGAAATTCTGCTCGACGGATCTGAGGCTGTATCTCAGTTCCTCATTGATCGCCTCCTGCTTTACCAGGTACACGATGTCGAAGTCTCCGTGCTTGTGGATGTTCTTCATGCTCTCACCTCTCTTCTGCCGGTCCGCTTCATCTCCGGCGGAACTATAGGAAGGCCCTGCCGTTTTCTCTCCTGGGCGTACCTAACGCATTCCATGAGGCACGGCATCATCCTCGACATCGCCGCTCTTTCGTCGCATTCTTTCTGAAGCATTTCCAGTGTTTCATCGTCGTATGAGTTGCGTTTCATGGTTTTTCTCCTCGAGTGTTTGATTAGCAGGTATGTCAATACCTGCTGCAGTTGTGGTGTGCGGAGCATATCACCGTATAAACCATTTTGGTTTATTATTACCTAAAAAAAATTAGAATATTTCTTCGAACTTGCGGCCTGTCACTCTCATTATCTTGACTATCTCCGGCATGCTCCAGTCGCTCTTCCCTGTGATCTTCGTTTTGAATGTCGGGTATGGCATGTCTATCATCTCAGCGAACTTCACCCCTGAGACTCTGTGCTCTCCCATCCATCCGCGGATCTTGGCATTTGTGTCGCTCATCTTATTTCCTCCTATATCTTGTGTTGCCCCTTTCGCGTTCTTTCTTTTTCAATAAAATAAACCATATTGGTCTAAATGTCAATACCGTTTTGGTTTATTTCTATCCCCTTTTGTGTTACTATATATCCGCGAGGTGATATCATGGAACAGATAGTGGTCGATTTCGGAAATTTTATCAAGGAAAAGAGGCTCGCAAAAGGCCTGACGCAGACCGATATGGCGAAGCTGCTGAACATAACTCAGGTCGCCTACGGACGGTATGAGCTCGGCACCAGGGATGCCGGTCTCAGTATGATTTTGCGGATAGCGAATCTGCTGGATTTTGATCCTGGAGAGTTTTTTGATTCATACAGAAAGAAGTAGTGGCGTCCTATGAAAAAGGCAGTCATATATGCCCGCTACTCCGCCGGATCTGGACAGACGGATCAATCTATCGACGGGCAGGTGCGGGAATGCAAAAACTACATCAAGAATCACGGTATGAAACTGGTCGGCACTTATTCCGACCGGCATATCACCGGGCGCACTGACCGCCGGCCGGAATTCCAGCGGATGATCGGCGATGCGGAGTCCGGTGCTTTTGATGTCGTCGTGGTCTATACGACGGACCGCTTCAGCCGCAGCCGGTATGATAGCATCATGTACAAAAAGCAGCTGAAGGATCTGGGCGTCGAGATCTGCTATGCTGCGGAGAATATCCCGGACGGCCCTGAAGGTGTTCTGATGGAAGCGCTTATGGAAGGATGGGCGCAATACTATTCAGAGGAGCTATCCCGGAAGATCAGCCGCGGGATGCATGACTCCGCCATGAAGTGCCGGGCGACCGGATCCGTCTGCCCCCTGGGCTGGCGAGTCAATGCTGACAAACTGTATGAGATCGATCCGGAAACCTCGCCTTATGTCGTCCACGCTTTCGAGATGTACCGGGACGGCTTCAGGTTCTCCGATATCTCGAAATACTTTGCGGAGCACGGGATCCTGACCGGGCGCGGGAATCCTTATAATGGGCAGGCCATCCGCCGGCTGCTTACCAGCAGGCGCTATATCGGCGAATATCACTGGCATGATGTCACCATCGAAGACGGCATGCCGGCCATCGTTTCAGAGGAGTTGTTCTATATGGTCCAGAAGAAAATGCGAAAAGATCATCCCCCGAAGGGAAAGAGTGCGGAATATTACCTATCAGGTAAACTGTACTGCGGACTTTGCGGCAGTCGTTTCAAAGGCGTGTCAGGCACCAGCAAGACCGGGAAGGCGTACTACTACTATAAATGTTCCGAGAAGGGATGCGATGCTCCGAAGCTACCGGCCCGTGAGCTGGAAGCATTCATCGCTGATGCGGTCGCTGATGCTCTCCAGGATCCGGAGACGCTGGACATGATCGCTGGCCGTCTGTGTGCGTACTGGAATCAGGAGAACAAACCGGATCCGGCGGACGCGGATCTCGAAAAGCAGCTGGCCCGTGTAGAACGGCAGCTGGATTCCCTCGTATATAATCTCACCCAGCGGCCCGGATCTGATGCACTGCTCCGGAAGCTGGATGATCTGGAAGCGCAGAGGGACGATCTGCGGGCCGAAATTGCCAGCATCGATAAAAAGCCTGACGCCGGTGCTAAACTCTCCGCAGAGGATTTCAGGGACGGCCTCGAGGTGTTCCTGGCCGGTTTCCCCTTTGACGATGCAGAGGAATCCACCCGCCGGATCCTCGACGGCTTTGTGAGGAAGGCTGTCAAAAAAGAAAACAAGATCCTGATCGAGCTCAATGTCTCCGGCGTGGAGCCATTGGAACTTCAGGATCTTGCGGTGTTCGACCAGATGTCGAATTGGTGGACCAGTTTAACATCCGGTCGAACTCTCATCTGCGGGCCGGCTGCGGTGCTCGTTTTGCAGCTGGCTTCCTAACATGCAAAAAGGCCGGGATCTCTCCCGGCCTTCCTGCGTTATCCATTATAAGGAGGCTGCAGCAGTCTCCTCCTGCTGCCCTTTTATTTCCCCCATTCCGTTTTTTGTGGGATCACGTTTTTTTCGAGGACCATTTCGTGTAGCTTGTCGCCTGTGCTATTCAGCCCCTGGACGTGATAGGCGCGATACAGATAGTTGTGGTTTTCTAATTCTTCCTCTGTGATACTATCCTGTGTCAGCAGATATCTCGCATGTCTGAAATACGCATCATGCGCCAGTGCTTTCATGGTTAGGTCGTCTGCAGTCATGGATTTCCATAGCTTTTTTATTAACAGCACTAAGATAGTCAAGATCCCGGCGCCGACCGCCGCAAAGAAGGCGTGTGTGATGGTCTCAATCATGCTGCCCTCCTCGCCGCTTTCATCGCGTCAATGGTCTTCTGGCCGACTACGCCATCAACAGTGAGGCCGGCCGTCTTCTGGAAGGCCTTAACGTATTTCAGTGTAGCATCTCCGAACAGCCCGTCGTCCTCGACCTTGTATCCGTACCACTTCAGGAAGCTCTGCAGCTTCTCGACGCGCTTTCCGACCTCTCCGTGGAGGATATTGCATGTCGTGTTGACTTTCCCGTTGAACCGGTGGACTCTCTTGAAGCTGGCATATCTCTTATCCGTCAGCTCTACGATGCGGATGGAATTGTTCCACTTCTTGCTGCCCTTCTTGTTGTCGTCGCCACCGGACGCTTCGGCGATCACGCCGTTGCCGATGTACTCAGCGACATGATTGTCGTTACACAGAACATCGCCTGGTTTCAGTTTCTTCTTGTCTGGGTGTCCGAGATTGTCGAACAGCGACGACTTGTCATATCCGTGGCCTTTGTTGAAATCCCATGATGATCCATCCTGACAAATCTCCAGCGCTTTCGGGATGCATCCACCATGAGCCCAGCCCGCATGAATGAGCGGATTGCAGCAGTATGAATGTTCCTTGTCTACGATGCCGGCTTTGTTCTTGCCATTCGTGCGGCAGAAATAGCATCCGTTATGGTGCGCATTCGGGCTCCATTTTTTAGAGTCACTGCTGCCGTGCTTGTTGGTGTATCCGTAGTGGAAGTCATTATCTTTCACGATCCAGCGCAACCATTTGATGTCGTCCTTGATAACTTCTTCCGTCGTCTTCACCAGTTTGAGCGATGGCAGCTCTCCCGGATAGGCCACCTTCGTTTCGGTCGTCGTGCTTGTCTCTTTCTTCTTGGTGTCCTGTGTCCCGAACTTGTTCTTGTCCAGTTTTCCGTTCGTCGAAGTGTACTGCCACATATAATACGGGTACTTGTACTGGCACTTGCTGTTATACTGCGCGATCCAGATCTTGTACTTCTTATAGATATCCGTCGGCATGTAATTGTTCAGCATGTCCAGGTTCGCGTACAACATCGGCTCATACCCGGCTGCCTTGATCTCGCCGAGGAATCCGTCGGCGATCTTGCCCATTCCGGATCTGCCGAGCGATTTCGCCGTCGCCCGGGTGAATCGTGTCCCGAATTCGCAGTCGAACGCGACCGGGAGATCGATGTATTCGACGAACGGTTTTATGATCTTCAGGCAGAACTTCGCCTCTTTCTTCGCCTCCGTCACATTGACGGCAGACGAATAGTGATATATTCCTACATGCAGCCCGGCTGCATGGGCGTTTTTGATGTTCTGCTTGAATGCTGCGTCCTCATGCATCTCGAACTTTGCGAGTCTGGTATATGAAGACCGAAGGATCACGCAGGTGACTCCCTTTTTCTTCAGAGATTTGAAGTAGTCCACGGACAGCACGCCCTGATGGTTTGACAGATCGTAGCACTGTCCCCCTTGCGTCGGAATGAACAGCGCCGGATGCTTCGGTTCTGCCGGCGTTGTCTCCGCTGGCTTTGTCTCCGCATCAGTGTCGTCCTTCTTTGCGTTCTTCTCGATGAGTGCGTTCATCTTATCGAGAGATTTCTTTCCGAACACTCCGTCAGGCGTCAGGCCGTTTGCGACCTGGAAGATCACGACTTCCGCAAACGTCTTCGACCCGAAGTCTCCATCCGGATCCAGTTTGTAACCGTTCGACCATTTCAAGGCTTCCTGCAGCGCTTTTGCGCCTTTGTCGCCCCACTTGAACGATCCATCCTCCGGCAGCTTCAGCGCTGGCCCGGTGTATGGAGTCGTCGGCTTGTAAAAGTCCTTCTGCTTGTACTTCGGTCTGGCATAGCTGCAGATATAGTTCGACGGTCTGAGTTTCAGTGCTACTGCGCCGCCGTTATCCTGCGAGCCCTTATCATCAAAGGACGTGTTCCCTTCGATAAGATATCCGTCGCCGATGTACAGCGCCGTATGGTCGCGCCACATGTCGTTTTCTCCGAAGTCAAAACTGGCGATGTCGCCGAACTTGGCTCTCTTCATCCCTTCGGCCTTTGTCTTATTCGACTTCGTTTTCGGCATCACCCACGAGCCGCCCTTCTTGCTGACGGTCCAGTCCTGAATATCGCCGGCGTTGTTCGCTTTGGCGATCGGGTTGTCTCCGTCCCCATGAGCGCCGCTGTCCCAAACAAAATATGAGCACCATGGCTGTCCATCCGCTCCGTAGTCTCTTCCGAACTTCGTCTTGTTCGATCCTGCCGGTGATTCAGTATAATGATACTGCTGCAGGGCATACCTCATCACGCTTATCGCTGTTGCATTACTCATCGTCTTCGCTCCTCTCGTCTGCTGGCCCACCAGCCTCCGGCAGTCCGGTAACAGATGTCAGCAGAGACAGCACCCCGGCCAGCGCCGACGCAGACAGGACGGCTGTCCAGTCCACATCTAAGATGCCGATCGCTCCCGTGCCGATCATGGCTGCTGCGGTCTGGCAAACTGTCTTCAGGGCCCGAATCAGGGCCGCCTTGATCCATGGCTTACTCATTTTTCTTCTCCTTTCCCGTTATTCCTCCGCCCTGCGATCTTCGCATCGCGCCTTACACCATACGCAGGTGTTGCCGGTCTCTCCGCAGACCACGCGTGGCATCTCACCGGCATCCTGCATGCAGCGCAGTTCGATCTCATCCGTGATCATGCGCACGCTGTCCAGCAGCTCCGGCAGCGTCAGGAATGACAGATCTGTGTCAAGGATCGTGCTACTCTTCTCCGACGATCTCATCGTATTCCTCCTGCGTCAGCTGGCCGGCGTCCACGAGTCTCTGCAGATCTGCAGCTGTCCACAGGCCTTTGTCGTAATACTTCTTTGCCATCTTATAAATTCTGCTCATTGATCTCTTCCTCCTCTTCTTCCTCCAGCAGCGTGTCTGTCAGTATGGCCGTGAAATCAGCCTGGGCGTTCATGCGCTCCGTCTCCGCGGCCCGAATCTCCTCTGCCTTCATTTCGGTGATGGACTTTTCCGGTTTGATGATAATCATATTCTTCCCTCCACAGTTCCTTATAGAATTTTCTCATCCGCTGAATTAACTTATAGCTATTGCCGTGGCTGGCATGGGCTACCCAGGCTCTGAAACAATCGTCTACCTGTGCCCGTGTGATCTCGCCACGTTTCGCTTTGTGTACCAGTCTCACCAGCTTCTTCCTCTCTTTTCTCACGTTGTCGCTCTTGATCGTCATGATCACTTTCCCGGTCTTCGTCAGCCGGAACGTGAACCCCAGGAAGGGAATTCCCTGAGATAACAGGTAGATTCGCGTTTTCTTCGGATGCAGCTCGAACCCGAGCTTTGCCAGCTCTTTCGCGATTTCTTCCTTGCAATACTTCAGGTACTCCTTGTTTTCGTGAATGATGATAAAGTCGTCCATATATCTGATGTAATTCTTAATCCGCAGGCGTTCTTTGATGAAATGATCTACCTCATCCAGGAGCGCGATCCCTGCGATCTGTATCATCTGGCTCCCGGGATTATATCCGACGTCCCCTTCATACTGACCGTCGAGCACTTCTTCCGCTAACCGGCAGATCTCCGGATTCAGATGCTTCCGGAACTTTGCCTTCACGACTTCGTGCGACATTGACGGATAGTATCCTTTAATGTCGCATTGAAGAACGTAGCCCTCCGTTCCGTGTTTCCGGTAGTGATGACGCATCATCTCTTTGAGCCGGTTTCTGGCATAGTCCGTGCCTTTGCCTTTCTGACAGGCGGCATTATCCCAGATCAGGCTCCTTGTCATCGCCGGGTATATGGCATTGTCATTCAAACTTCTCTGATACACTCTGTCGCGAAAGCCTATGCTTACGATTTCCCGTCGTTTCGGACTTGTTATCGTGAATTTCTGCGGCTTCCGTTGCTTATACGTTCCATTCTTCAGCTGTTCTTCGAGCTGCATCGTGCGCTCGATGGCATGCAGATAAAAATAGAGCGTGGATTCTTTCCAGCGGACGCCACGGCAACATTTCTGCATCGATTCGTATAATGCGTCGAAGCCTATGACGTCCGCCAGCTGATTATTGTTGGTTTCCATATCGTTTATAGGCGGCTACCTCGTAAGGCTCCGCCATCGACCAGGTATTGTTTAGCATTGCTGCAGGGCATTCGGCTCCTTTAGAAAATAAGCCCGGAGCACCCGTGCTGTGCACAGGCCGTGTGTCCGATGCTCTACTAAATCCGGCAGGCCGCGATTAGCGTTGTACGCGTTGTTGTTGTTGATGTTGCCCGCGGTGTTCATGTACCACGTATTGTTCGCGTTGCCGCGATTCGCGCTGCGCAGGCGCACGTTCTGTTATAGCCTACAGCCCAATCATTATCTGATTCTGCTTCGTTCAGAATCCCGCCAGTTTGTAATGAGGCCCTGAGCCTCATTAACCAGCTTCATCCAGTGTTTCGCCTTCCCGCTCGGCAGGTGGTATAACGGTTTCGAAAGGTTGATCAGTGCCTTCAAGTCTGTGCAGTATCTCAGCGCCTGGTATTGCAGGTCCATTCGCATTTCGATTTGTTTGCGGTTGTTCGTGTCCGGAACCCGGATGTCGTTCGCTCGCCAGCACAATATATGTATCCTGACCGCTGTTGTCCTGATTTCTCCGATCACTTCCCGCGCAATATCCGGATCGAACACATTCGGATTCCTTGTGATCCGGAGCGTATGTGCTGCCATTCTTGAAGTTTTATCGAACAGGTTGAACTTGTTCTTCCCCTGTTTTGATTTTTCTACTGTCATTCTTTAAAACCTCGATCCCCGGGCAGGTGTGCCCGGGGATTATGGATTATTTAATTTCTAAAGCCGGCAGGCCGCGACCAGCGTAGTACGCGCCGCTGTTGCCGATGGTGCCCGCGGGGTTCATGCACCACGTATTGTACGCGGCGCCGCGAATCGCGCTGCGCAGGCGCACGTTCTGTGTGCTTCCCGTTGGGCTTTCTATGCCACGCATTTTGTAGGCATCGAAGATGTTCGGGCTGTACCACGGCGCCGGAGTTGTTCTTCCGACCAGCCTCTTGTACAGCTCCCACGGTTCGCCTTCGGTATTCGCGAGCTGCGTTACTGCCCAGATCTCTTCCAGCGACGGCAGGAACACCTTGTCGTAGGTATCCTCGTATGTTCCGATGCCGGAGTCCGAGACGGTGTTGAGCGCTGTTGTGACTTTCGACGGGCTGAGGATCGCCAGGAAGTCATCGTCGTAGCCTGACAGGAATCCCGGCTTTGTGGCCAGCTGCTCCGGCGGGCGGTCGTAGTTATCCTGCGGCGTCCACCAGCTTCCTGCCGGTGCTTCGGAATTCAGCCATTGCCTGATCGCTGAATGGCTGTATCTGTTTGAACCATATCCAACGCGGTGAATGCTGTTCAGTGTCGCGGATCCTGCTGGCTGAAGATCTCCGAGTGGTGTGCCTGCTTCTCCCGCCACGACCGGAACCGTTTCTATCGGCGTGGTGCTGGTCGGTGATGCATAAGTTTTCACGACCCAGTTCGCCGGTTCTGTGTCCGCTATGAGTCTAGGTCCTACGATCTGACCACCTGCCGGAACCGGCTGCGTGAGTGTGAAGTTGTACTTTCCTGCGACGGCTTTGCTCCACGTTGTCGGAATGTTGAAATAGTATGTGTCTGCAGGTTCTCCGGATTCTGAATAGTACATCGCCTGTGATTCCGAGAACTGCACTCCATACGGCGGCAGATACTTCCATACGAGAGTGCAGGAAGGAACTACCTCTCCGGACGCAAGTGTTGCATGTCCGTGATGTGCTACGATGTGCGGGACCTGATAGACGGTGTCGTTTGTCTTGTCGGTCCAGTTGATCACGATGACAGTTCCGATAGGATACAGCCATCTTGCGACGCCGGCTCTGACCAGCTTCTGAAAGTCTTCCGGACTGAGCTCTGCGGCGTTCTGTGCGACCTGTGCCATTGATGCGCCGGCAATCTTTTCCAGATTCTCGACTATCAGCAGACCTGTCGTGTTTTTAAGCAGTTTGTTTTCTTCTGACATGTTTGATACCTCCTAATGTCATGATTCTTCTTCTCCCTGACAGATGTCTCCGTCACTATCTATATAGAGCCCTATTGCTCCGATAGTCGCTTCAAGGCTTTCGGCAGCTGCCACTGCATCGCGAATCTTGCCCTGCGCTGCATCCCCGGCAGCAGTTATGTCTCTGACTGCAGCATTTGCTGTATTTGTGACTTCCTGTGCCTTTTCATTAACGCTTGCCAGAGTGCTTTCTGCATCTCTCTTCGCCGCCTCTGCATCGTCCTTTGCAGCAACGGCCGCGTTCTTTGCAGCAACTGCATCGTCCTTTGCGTCAGTCGCGGCATCTGCTGCAGCTTCTGCCGCCGCTCTGTCTGCTGCCGTGGCTTCGAGATCATCCTGCAGGAGCTCAATCGCCTGCACCAGGGCTGTGTATTCTTCCTGAGAGTCATATTCTTCAGGTTCGGCACGCGCCTTGATAGGAATCATGATCTCGTATTCTGTTTCGCCGTCATCTTCACCGACATGAAGATATACATATGCTTTCAGCCTTCCTGACTGTTCAATCAGGCTGTCAGGGATCACTACATCAGTGACATTATCTGTCGTGGTTCCGATTCTTGTCTTTGATACGTTACCCATAGAAAAATGGACCTCAGTTGCACGTGGCAACCTCAGTCCCTGAATCCGGAGAACCTGACCATAATTCCACTGCCAGATTTCATCCGTGACTACTGATCTTGTATTCTCGAATTTCGCTATTACGATATTGCTCATGATTCCTCTTCTCCCTGGCATATATCGCCGTCACTGTCCACATACAGACCGAGCGCATCAAGCCTGTCTGTGAGTGCGCTGAGTTCATCTTCATAGTCACCTTCATCCATCGATGACTGTTTCCATGCGCTTCCGGTCCATGTGTATCTGCACTTCTTGTCTGTGACATACCATGTATCATTCTGCTGATTGCTTGAAGATGGAAGGTTTGCGTATGTGCATGACCCCTTGAAATTGAACGGAGTTGTCATATCTGTCAGATTCGCTTTGAGATCCAGCAGATCTTCGATCTTGTCCATGTTGTCGTTGATGACCTCTATGTCAGCCGGATCACCATAGCCCGGTTTGACCAGGCCGTGACGTGTTGATGTGCTCACTCTTCATAACCCTCCTTTATGAATTCCCATGTTTTAGCTTTCATTTCATGCCAGCTCCATGGCTGGTACATGCTCCACTTGTTGTAGATGATCTCCGTGGTGATGACTATCATCAGCGGAACGATCTTGTCCAGCAAGTCGTCGACGTCATCCTTCACTTTTTTTGCGCGCAGATTGAGTGATACTTTCATCGTCTGCGCCGCCGCATCATATACGACCGTGCACCGGCCTTCCCCGCACAGCAGGTCCAGACGCCTCTGCAGGTCCAGGCGGGTGTATGGATGGACGTCGTACCATGCCAGCATTACGTTGGCCCGCCGCCGGTCGATGTTTACCGCGTCCCTCGGCTTGATGCCGAGGATCTTTTCCCGGCGCTCTATGCCTTTCCTGGTTGATGTTTCTACCAGGATGTCATCTTCAAGGTTTTCGAGCGCGACTTCGAGCTTCAGCATTTGCTTATCGCTTACTCTGTCCACCTCTTTGAATTCCGGCATATTTTCGAGATGCGGCGGGATCTCTATGGTTCTCAGTTCTGCCATGGCTCGCCTCCTATACCACTGTCCCGGTCACGGTCCCGATCACCGGCACCTGATATGTGGTCAGGCTTATATTCGATGCGGATCCGTTCAGCGTGACTGATACGTCGTCCACGCCTTCCACTCCGAGCAGTTTCTGTTCCAGCCCTGATATTCTGACTGTCAGGCTCGATTCGTCTTCCCAGACTTTCCGGAGATCCTTCAGGTAGTCCGCGCACGCCGCTTCGACCGCATCTTTGATGTCGGCATACGGGATGCTGTCTGTGTCGATCGTGGCCGCGATATTCACGGTGACCGCCGTTGCTGCGTTCATGTTTACCTGGTGGCCGATCGGCGCAAGCCCGTATCCTTCGCCTGTGTAGGCCGTTGGATCTACGGCAGCCTTCAGCGCGGCGAGGACTGCGGAGGATGCCGGATCATAATCCGCATCCAGGACATAGATCTCAATGTATGATGATCCCGCCTGCCTGCGTTTCATCTTGACGCCGCCCACGTTGTCGAGCTCGTGCAGTGCTTCCTTGTAGTATGCCCGGTTGCCGCCGCATGGCTTCGTCTGGAACCAGCGCATACGCCTTTCGCGGTAGTCTTCCGTATCCTCTTCGTCCGTTCCTGCCGTGACCAGGCTCACGATCCAGCCTTCTTCGAAATCGTCGGTGAACTCCACCGGCTCGATGTCTCCCCGGTAGGATCCCGGTTCTACCCCCGGATCTTCCGCGGTCAGCTTATACTGGTAATATGACAGCGTGACCTCGTCGCCTTCGTCGTCCACGGTCTCGTGGTCGATGCGTCCATAGAATTCAGTGACCTCATAGTTGTACTCGGAATCCATCGCCGTGAGAATGGTCCCTTCGTCGAGCTCACAGTTGACTGTTGCAAGCACTACGGCCGGCGACCCTTCATCGATCGGTAGCCCCGCTTCAGCGCCAGACTCGATCAGGTGCTCCCGGTCCTGCGTGTCGCAGAACATGTTGTCATAAACATACTCAAGGTTCTCATAAGCCTCCTCCAGTCTGGTGGCCTGCTTTCCCAGTGCGAGATCCACAAACGAGCCATCCTGCTTGTCGATGTCGTCTGATACATCGCTCTTCATCTCCGCCATCAGATTTTCATAGGTTCTGTCGTCATACAGCGACATATTGCTCCACCTCCCCGAATGTTGTGATTATAGTGAATGAGCACACGAGAACATCTTTGAAGGTCATGCATTCGAAGTCCTTGATATCCTCTATGTACTTGTTCTGCTTCAGGCACTCCCGGACCATTCGCTTCGCTTCGCTTTCGATATACTCGATCGGCATCTGCGATTTTCCGACCAGCGTATCGAGCTCCGACCCATAGCTCCAGTTGTATTGTTCATAAAGATACCGCGGGATCTTCAGCGCATTCCATGCCCACACCTTGACGGCATCCAGCCCCTCGACCTTGCCGCCGGTCATCTGGCCAGTCGTGAAGTCTATCCCGAATTCCACTGGAAGAGCTTCTTCCTCTTCGTCATCTTCCTCGGTCTCCACAATTTCGGATACGCCTTCTTCATCGAAGTCGAATTCCTCTTCCTGACCTATGCCGTCCCAGATCTGTACGTTTTCGTCAGCCATTTCTTATTCCACCTTTCCAAAAACGACGAAATCCTCATCGGATATCTGGCAGCATAGGACCTTGTCCCCTTTTTTCAAAGGCGGGACGGCCACTGTGATGCTGCCTCCGTGAGGTGTTGTGACTGTCTTTGATTGTCGTGTTTTATACGGTATCTTCATCACCTTGCCGTTGACCTCGATCTCGTTTGTCAGCAGCAGATAGTCATCCCTTGCCAGTGTGACGTCGCCGACCTTCAGCTGGGCCCCGGTCAGCATCTCGCCGATCATGAGCTCCGGGCCGGGTTCCGCCGCATCCCTACCGGCTTTCCCCATGACCGCCATCAGGCGGCCGTATGGATTCGCGTTTCCCATTGTCTGCCTCCTATTTGAGATATTTCGAAGGATCCTTCCAGGTGCCACTTTTCGTTACCTCAAAGTGGCATTGTACTTTTTCCGCTTCGCTGCCTGTGGAGCCAGCCTTTGCGATGACGTCGCCCTTCTTTACCTTCTTACCCTTCTTGATGCTGATGGAACTACAACAGGCATACTTTGTCTTCAGTCCGCCTGAGTGCGTGATCACGATGTTCTTTCCGAGCTTCGTGTCCTTTCCGACCTTCGTCACCTTCCCGGCCTCCGCCGCGTGGATCTTCGTCCCGGACTTGACCTTGATATCGATACCGTGGTGCTTCTTGCTGAATTTTTTCGAGATGGTGCCGTTGCACGGCCATCCGAGCTTGCCGGTTCCCGGGTTGTAATTCGTATCCGCCGGCGTGGTCGGCGAATTCAGCAGCTTCTTGAAGGACAGCTCCAGTGTCATCGTGTAGACTCCGCTCTCCCATGTGTGCGTATCTGACTTGATCCAGAACTCCGCGCTGGTATTCGTTGCCTTATCGTAGATGGTTATGGCCCTTCCAGACACGCACCGGATGTCTCCCAGTGCTTCGACCGTTGACTTTTTGTCAACGCCCTGCAGCTGCTTCTTTGCCTTTGTCTTGTCTGCCTTGTTGGCCTTCTTTTTCTTCTTCCCGGTGTCGTATACGTCCTGATAGATGCCATAGAGCTTTATCCAGCTGGCATTCTTGACCACGCCGACCTTCTTGCCCTTGTTGTTGTAGAGTGCGACCTGATTGATCATGGAATCGGCGTTCTCTGTCGTTTCGAAGCTCATGATGTCCTTGTCACTATCCAGATAGAACCCTGCTATGGCGCCCCCACGTTTGACTACAGTGAATTTTTTACCGCTCATGGCCAGCAGATACTTGTTGCCGGTTTGGGCCTTCTTATAGGCGCGATTTACGATGTCGTAGATGGTCTCACCCTGCTGGATGAACTTCTTCAGTTTCTTCTTGGTCTTGGCGAGGCTGCCGACCTGCAACCCGATGTCCTTGCAAATTGCCTTCGTGAGGTACTCCGGCGTTTTCTTCTTGAACTTATACGACGCCTTCGACTGGATCATGTTGTGCATGTAGTCACGAACCGTGTATGCCCGCGTTCCTACTTCGGATATCTTATTCTTCCCGGTGACCCGGCCCTCGAATCTTGCTTTGTCGTCATCGTCGTAAAATATAACGATATCACCGCCTTTCAGGACGGGGATTTTTGTAGACTTGTCGAAAGGCGTATTGACCAGCTCGAATTCGAGGGATCTTGACGCCTGTGTGTCAGCGCCAGACCAGGTGACCGTGGTGACAAAATCCGTGATCCAGTATTCCTTTTTCTCTGAAATCCATTTGATCTTCATAACACCAGCTTCGTCCCCTTGATCAGATACTTCCCTTTTTGTGAATTCTTTGCTTTTACAGTCTTGCCTTTTTTCTTCTGTTTCTTTTTCCACTTCTTGAAGGCTTTTTCTATGGCCTTCTTGTTCTTCTTATACAGGTACTTTGACTTCGAGGCCGACCCGAGGTATTTCTTCGCGATCTTTTTTAATGTATCGCCTTTTTTCACCGTATAGGTCTTCGGCTTCGACCTGTTCGACCGTCCGCTTGAGCCGCTTTTCACGTCTTTCCCTTCTGCCCGGTCCAGGACGATGTACTCCTTCAGACTGATCGAGAAGTTGACGTCGCCGGATGCGTCATCTTCCCCGTACTCCAGTTTTTCGATGAGGCACGTGAAATTGATGTCCGCCCCGGTGACGATGACCCGCATGATCACGCCGTTGTTCTTCCGCTCCCGGAGCCATTCGATGTATTCATACGGATCGTCTTTTCTTGCGCATACCAGAAAGCCGTAGTCCTGCGCCGGAAAGAAGCTGGCGAGGATCAGTTCCCTCAGTGCTTTCTTTCCCGGCAGATTAGCGTCTCCCATCGATGTGATGTTTACCACTACATTGTTCTGGCCATCGTCCACCTGGAACGACGCCGGCACGACCGGCAGCTGTATGCTTTCTTCCTTGTTCGCCGCTTCCTCCAGGAATACCTGGATATCTTTCACTGCGTTCATGTCCTACCTCCCGCTTCACGGTCTTCTTGCCGGGATCCGGATGCTTTTCATGATGCTGGCAGGGTCCTTCTCCATTTCGTCGATGACCGCATCCGCGATCGGATCCGGCATGGATCCGATCGCTATGAGCACCATGTCTACTTGCCTGGGTGTCAGCTTTTCCGTTTTTTCCAGCAATGCCTTTGCCCTGCGGGCCTGTTTCATCTTTCTGCTTTTGTTATGCATAGACCACATCTCCCTGAAGCATCTCGAGCTTCTCTACAATGGCAGTCGCTATCCGGTCAATGTCCGCATCCTCTCTTACGATGATCTTGTCCGCAATCTTTGCAATGGTGATGCTGCTTCCGGCGCCGGCTGCCTTCGCACCGGCCGCCCTGGCCATTTCCATAGATACGTCATGCGGGATGATCTGCGTGTGGTACGGCAGATTCAGGATCTCTCCGCCTTTCTCATGGACGCGTACCGGGCCGCCTTTCCAGTTGTTCGTTCCGACCGCTTTCCCCGGCACGCTCGGTGCCTTCACGCTTTTGGACGCGCTGGCCGCCGACCGGATCTTGCTCATCAGCCCTGAGATCTTCGACGCGATGCTGCTCACGAGGCTTGATATCCCGTTGAGCGCGGAAGAGGCTGTCGATCTGATGCTGCTGAATACCGATGTGAAGATCTGCTTCACTCCGTTCCATGCCGCCCGCCAGTTTCCGGTGAATACGCCTTTCACGAACTTGATCAGCCCTCTGAGATATCCCATGATGCCGCTGGTGGAGCTTCCGCATGCGCTCATGAACGACTTGATGAAGTTTGCCGCCGCCTTCACCGCGCTTCCGATGCGGTCTTTCATCGAGTTGAATCCTGACTTGATCCATTCTATCCTGGACTGGATGCCGGCTTTCATGACGCCAGCCTTTTCTTTCAGTTCTTCGAATTTCTCTTTCGCCTTATTGAATCCGAACTTCACGGCAGACGCAAACTGCCCTGGGACCTTCTTCATCTTGTTGAACAGTTCAATGACCGGCTTCAGGTGCGGTTTGATCTTGTCCCAGTTCTTCCAGATCAGGATCGCGCCTGCCGCAATGGCCGCGATGACCAGCAGAATCGGATTCGTCAGGAAGACCCGCCCCACGGCAAGGAACGCTTTTCCCAGCCCGACGATCGCTACTCTCGCCACCGATACGCCTGCCTTGATCAGCCTGGCGCCCAGCTTGAACCCTGTCCCGAGTCCGTTTATGGCTCTTCCCATGACCGGGAATGTCTTTGTCAGTGCCTCGCTGATCTTGCCGGTGCTGTCCAGGGCTTTCCCGAACTTCGATACCGTCCCGAGGCCCTTTCCTATCGATGTCATGCCTCCACCGATGAGTTTCAGCGCCGGACCGGCCGCAGCTGCCATTACCGCATATTTCACGATGGCCTGCTGCTGGCTTTCTGACAGGCCGCTGAACCAGTCTGCCACCTTTGAAACGGTCTTGCCCAGCTTCTCCACCAGCGGCGTGACCGCCGGCAGGACGGCTTTGCCGAATTTTATCCCGGCGTTCTGGGCCCTCACTACCGCTTTGTTCCATTTTCCTAGATCCGCTTCACCCATCTTGGCCAGCGCATCCCCGGTCGCTCCGGATGCATTCTGCATCTCTTTCAGGTGTTTTTCATACTTCTCCATGCCGGATCCGGACATGCCCAATGCGGCGGTCAAGCCCCGGACATTTCCGAAGTATTTGCCCATGTTATCGTCGCCGGCTTCTTTTTGCACGAGCTTCAAGGCTCCGGCGAGCCCTTCTGATTTGATCATCGCCGCGCCGGATGAGTAGCCCAGCTTGTTGTACAGTTCCTGCATGTCCTTCGACGGTTTGAGGAATCCTGTCATCAGGCCCTTGATCTGTGTCGATGCCTCTGCGGTATTTCCTGCAAACGATGTCGTGGCCGTGGACATAGTCGCATACAGCTCTTCGTATGAGATGCCCAGATTATGCGCCAGCGGGAACAGCGGCGACATGTTGTTGGCCAGTTCCGGGAATGTGGTTTTGCCCAGTTTGACCGTCTTGAAGGACAGGTCAGAAATCTTCTGGGCCGTCTTGTCGGACGTCTCTCCGTAGCCATTCATGGCCGTGGCGATCATATTGACCGCATCCACCGTCTCCGCACCGCCAGCCTTTGCGGACCGCGCCATGATCTCGAAGGTTTTCTCCGTGGTCTTGCCGTGGTCTCCCAGGACGGATATGGTCTGATATAATCCTTCCGACATGGTGGTCGCCTTGACGCCCAGATCATCGGATACCCTCAGCACGGTATCTTCATAAGACTTCAGGTGTGAATCATCATCCAGCAGCGTGTTGATCTGCGCCATGGACTTCTCGAAATCCGCGTAAAGCTTCGCCGATGCGGTTCCCGCGGCAACGATCGGCAGCGTGACTCTTTTTGTCAGCGTCTCGCCGGTCCTCTGAATGCTTTTGCCGCATGTGATCCATGTCCTTCCGAGCTGGCCGATCTGCTTATGCTGCGCTGCCAGCTTGTCCGTCAGGCCGGTCATTCCCTTGGACATGCCCTTCATCGGCTTGCTCAGCTCGTCCTTGAGCTTGAATGTGACCTGTACAAACCTGCTTCCCATAGCTTACCCTTTCATCGCCTCTGCTTCTTCGTTCATGTCAGAGATCATTCTTTGCAAAAAAGCCCGGGTGATCACCCGGGCGTTCCTCGACATCTCATAATACTTCTCAGGCGGCCAGTGGAGCAGCCTGAATAATCCGTAGGCTGTGTTGAAATCCCGGTCGGCGTCGATCAGTTTTTTATTTCATCCTCCAGCTCCTGTTCTGCTTTCTGTTCTTCTTCGCCGTATCCGGACAGTTCCAAGATGGCGTCCGCTATGATTCCAATATCATAGTCGAACAGTTTTTCCGCCAGATCCTTCGGATCCGACGCGCCGAACTTCTTCTGTAGCTGTTCGTCGCCCCACGGAATTTCCTTCACCGACAGCCTAATCAGATGGCATCTCGCGTCACATGCCCGATCCGGATCCAGCCTGCCGTTGTCCTTGAGTGCTGCGTCCATGATCTTGTTGACCCTGCGGTACGGCAGCGCCTCGATGGTGATCATTGTTTCGACGCCAAAAAGTGCGCTCAGGCGTTCCGAGCGCACTTCTCTGGTCCTTTTCTCATTGATGGCATTGTCATCGACCGCCATCAGCTTGTCGAA